TATGTTAAGGACTATCTAAATTGCCTTCAAAAAGTACAAAAAAATACAAAAAAGGGTTTCTTATGAATGAGCAAACGATCAACCTTTTAAGAGATATCACCGAACGTGTTGGATGGAAGCTCACAAAAAAAATTGTGGGGGAACCACTTGGTGTCACATCAGTTGGCCTTGACCCATTTATCGCGAGGCTCCAAGCAACAGAAGATGTAGATCAGGAAGCTGTAAGTACTCATATAGGTGAAGTATGGCAAAATTTACTATTGAGTGGGACCCGTTTAGTTAAGCTGTATAAGTTAGAACCGGAAGAAGTGCAAACTCTACGGGAGAATATAAATGCCCTAGAAAGAGACGAATCCGTTTTTTGCGAAAGCTATCCATATCCTTTGCCTAAAGATGTGTTGCTTGCAGCTGATACAGATCTTCATTTTTTAGAAACTACATTTTCTGTCGTAAACAAAGTTTCTTTAGAAACAACGATTCTTACGTCGAAAGCATACTACACAGAAACTATTGAACTCGACGCGACCCATTTAAGCGATGCTGGGCTAGCTCTTCGCTCCAATGGTGGTGAAATCAAATGTAAAACACGTGAAGTTACACAGTGCTTTAATACAATAATGATTCTACCCGAGTTGCATTTACTTGCGCTCACTGTTGATTTATCTGTGATGCCTCGTTCAGAGTCGGAACGACAGCAATTTTTGCTTGATCAGTTTATTAGAACTACTACTGGTTTGACTTTACCTGCGCCCATTGACCTCTTTGGATTAGTACAAGAAATGTACGAGCAAACAGATGGTAGAATCTCGCAGATGTCATTTCTTACATCAGATGGAAACACCAGCTCATTAAAACTCCGTCCGGGTGAAAGCTGCTTGCGCTCAGACAGCTACCATCATGGGGGCGAAGAGGCAAGTCCCATACTAACGAAATACAAACTCGGTAAAATTTGGGATCTGACTGATTCAGCTTCTCAAGTTTTCCCTGTAGAATTAATACTGCCAGGTAAACGGGCTATGATTGATAAACCGAACAGTCACCTTTATGATGCAATCATAGATCGTTGCTCCTCAATTGAGCATATTTTGTTTGTAATCAACAAGATGTTAGAGTCACTATCAAGCATACAGAGAAAGCGAGCCACTGACGAGGCTGCATAAAGAGTTGATTATGTTAACTAAACACGACATATACTCGAAAATCAACCACGACCTACATGGGCCGGTTGGAGATTTATGT